GTAGCCAATCCCTCAGAAAAAAACCCCTTTTTTGCGCCCTTGCGACTGTTACACGACTTGTGTGCTGCGGCTAAGTTCTCCCTATCCCATATATCGCCACCATGCACACGTGCAACTATATGATCCACTGTGTCTGCACCATCACCACCACAGATGCTACATATATAACCATCTCTAGCAAGTATCTCTATTCGTAGCTTCTTCCACTTGCCACTGGCTAGTTCATTACGCTTTCTTGTCGTTGGCATAGAAGCCACTACCTTTGAACGATATACCAAATGGACTATAAACCCTAGCCATATCACCATTACATACACTGCACTTAGGCTTAGGTAATTGCTCTTTAATACTAACGCTTATCTCCTGTGTAATACCACAGCACTTAAACTCATATGTAGCCATTACCACCAATAGTTCCTCTGCCAGAAGCTCCATGCTTTGCAAGGGCTTCCATATCTGTAATTCGAATAGTCTATTGCTAATAATACCTGTTCATAAGGATCTAAGCGCTTAGCGTGGCTGGCTAGGAACTGCCATGCTCCATAAGCGCCTGAACTCTTATTAACTGCTGTGTATCTGATATTAGATTCTTTAATTGCAATTCTGAATAGACATTCTGCTTGGTATTCACCAATCATGCTTGTCGCGTAAGCGAATGGTGTCTTTTGTTGCAAGGTTGTCGCCTGACCTGCAGGGCTTGCACTGCATAGAGCTATCCCAATAGCTATCAGCACCCCCCGAGCTAGCCGCAGCGCGGCTCGGGGTGAGCCTCTGAATAGGCTCTGCCTTAATAGCGTACCAGAGGAGTCAAGTTCATTTACAAAAGTGCTGGTCAGAACGGCGTGTCGAAAGTTATCCACAGGCTAGCCTTTCAGTTGTATTGCTTCACATACCCAACAGTCATCGCCTTTTACTATCCATTTACCGCATTGGCATCTGACTATTTGGTCTGGATCATGTTGATTTTCAAGTAATGGCATCATGTCGCCTAGACGTGCTATAAACACATAGTCTTCGACGTTCTCGCCTTGTCCATTACAGCGCAATACAACGAACTTTAACTTACCCTCGTCGCGCTTTTTTTGTTGGTCTATCCACGCTTTTGGCTGAAATGCTGCTCTAGCTTTGACCTCAATATCAAACGGAGTTCCGACCACATCGCTACCAGATGCCCCACTACCTACAACAGTTGCGCTTCCCCATCGCTTCTGAAAGTAGTTGGCAACGACGTGTTCGGTTCTCCTGCCACGAACTTTACGACTATTTAACGACATTGTCTAGTCCCTAAATTGTTCGTAGAAGTCAGCAATAAAGTCAAGCTTCTTCTCGCAAGTAAGACAATAACGCTCATTCGGTTCAGCCTCACGCACTTCGCATTCCCAACATGGGCGCTGTGGTTGATGATCTTCTACCATGTGATTATGAAGCTCATCTTCGCCTTTAGCAATCACGCTGCATTTAGGGCATTGGTGAAGTTTCTTCATGACTTGTTCACTCCCTTGCATCTAAAACATTCCCAAATCACATCGTCGATACCAAGACTTTGTTCATATTTGGTAGCCAAGTTAGTCTTAATCATCTCTGACTCTGCTCTTGGTTCGTTGCATGTATCGCAGACCTCAATTCTGTCTGTGTGCATTGGTTGAGGCTCGCCCAAGTAGATAATCGTTCCGTCTGGGCGGTGTATCTCTAAATATCCCATTACATTGCTCCTTGAGTTGGGCGTGGACGCTGTGGTACCCATCGGCCAGTCTTGTCTATTTCTAACCAAATGATTTCATCGCATTTATCAGGCCAAGCTCCTGAACATTTGTAATTTGCCCACTGCTTGCCGTTCTTATTGCCATAGTTTTTTTGCATTGCAAGGTTATGCTTCTTGCACATCGGGACTTCTTCTGGAACGACATTATCGTTAAGAGCTGCAACCGCATCTGCCAGCGGTAGCGGCATATCCTTTTGCTGGATAGTCCACGGATCTACTGGGTTCTCCACTGGGACTACATCTTTCAGCTTCTTTTCAAATTTATTTTGAACCTTAGTCATCTCAGTTCGGCTTGGACGCTTGCCTTTGGCTGCGTAACCTGCTGAAGCAAGTGCGCGGCCTATTGCCGAAGTTTCTGCATTTTCCAGAGCGCTAGTAGCATTTACTCCACGTTCTGAAATGTCTTCGAAAGCTAAACCGCTTGAAAACGGCTGCGCGTCTGCATAGGTGCGATAAACCCAAGCTTGAACGATAAAACGGCTAGGGCTATGAGCCACCAACTGAGTTTCGATACGAAAGTCTGGATAGTCTTTGTGGAACTTCTCTAAACGTTCTTCGACTGTCTCGTAATCTTCTAAGTTAAAAGCCATTATTCAACCTCTTTCATTTTCACTAGTGCTGCTGCTTCTGCAAGGTAGCAGATGGCGTCCAAATAATTGTCCAAATGGTCAGGACTGTTGATGATCCGTGCAAGCTTGACTGCGACCATGTCCAGACACCAGCCCTCTGGGTTTCGTCGTTCTTCATGGATAAGGGACTGGATAGACGCAGTTCGTATCGCTGTAACGTGAAAGTCGTCGTATCGCGCTTCACGCTGGAGCAAGATGTCGTGAGCTTCATTAAGGACGTCATTAGCGTTCACTCTTACCCACCTGCTTGCCGATATTAAAGCCATGTCGGTAGGTGCGTGTGTAACTATCCTTGCGCTCCCATCGACCCATAACGAAGCCAACGATTAACGACAAGAAGCTCATTGCGAAAACTATAAAATCTGTGTTCATTGTTTCCTATCTGTGTGGTATTTCCACATGAGTAGGGTGGCAAAAGGTGGCAAATCGCGCCAATTAAAACATGGCGTGTCTTATAACGATTTCGTTATTTATAAACCTTACCCTCAAAGATAAATGAGCCATCTGGCTGGATAGGAATAACCTGAGGCACGAAACGTCGGCCATCTAAATAACCAACAACAAAGCCCATCTGCCAGTTGGCGTAGCCTCTTGTGTAACCCATACCCTTAGAGCTTAAATCAACTAAATTGCCGACCTCTACGCCCCATAGAACACGGCCGTATTTGCCCCTGTGAGCCTCTGTGGTGGCCGTAATGCCTAGTCGGTGAGTGTGTCCACAGACCACGTTGCGTCCAAGCCTCTTAGCGCCATTTAAGGCCGTTTGAGCAGGTATATTTGATAGAGGCACAGAGTCCCCATGAATAGCAGTCCAGCCGTATGCAAAGTCTAAGCCTGTCGGGTGGTAGTTAATTCCTGCCTTGTCGTATCCCATGAAACGTTCATATTGAAGTTCTGGCATATTCATAAGAGCAGGTAAACGGCGGCTCAAAGACTTGTATAGACGCGCACCATGATTAGATCCTAGAACGTCAGTAACCCCAAACCACTGAAGCAGTTCAAGGGTATATTCGCGGTCTTCGTTGATTGACCCCTCGACCTCTTGCCACGGAGCAGCAAAGCCGCCTAATTGCGGTAGGTCTATCTCATCGCCGATACAGATGGTTTGATGTGCATTGAATTTGCGTAGGAATTTACCTACTGACTTAACACTTGCTTCGTGCACGAATGGTGCTTGTAAATCTGGAACAAAAGCTATTCGCTTAATCGTCGTCGTCCTCTTCATAAGGCGAATGGTCTGGATTTATCGGGTCGAAATCTGGGACATCTGGAACGAACCAGTCAGGCCAGCCCATGCGATCTGTGCAGACTCCTAGAGCTTGGTCAGTAGGAAAGCCAGCACGTCGTAAAGCCAAATAGTATTCGCGGATTTGGATTGCATGAATTTCTAGCGGTGTGTAATCCTGTAATTCAACAGTCTTTACTTTGCGTTTCTTTGCCATAAGCGCTCGCTATCCACTCTGTTGCCTCTATCAGCCAGTAGATGCCGTTGGTGCGGCAGTCCCCGTCCGATAGAGCCATGTCTTATTTTGCCTCTAGAAGTATGCGATAAATCTCATCGACACGCGCTTCAAGGCGTGTAACTTGGTCTTTCATTGATGATCCGTGATTTGGTTTTAA